TTTCTTCATCCATTAAATTAATCTTAGAATTTATTTCTGGCATAATAAATTTTACATCTTTTTTCTTTTCAACAACATCGGGGAAAGCTTCACCGCTTCCTTTAAATATATCTGGTTTATCATCTTGATTTTTTGCTTTCTTATATTCATTAAATAATATATTTTCTCTTTTATCTAGGGCTTCATCATAACTCGCATCAATCTGTGGAATATCTTTTATATATTTTGAAAACTCCTCTTTACCTTCATTTAATTTTTCATTTACTTCGTGTAAATATCCCCTTATTATCATTCTGGTTTTTTCTGGATTTCCTTCTAAAGCTTCCAAAGCATATTTATAAACTTCTTTCATTGGCAAATCTGGATTTTTAATTATACATTCAGCAAAGAAAAAACTCCATAATTGACAATATCCACCTCCTTCGCCTTCAGTTTCTTTTTTATTTTGTTTAGAATAATAACCATCATACGCTTGAAATCCAAACTTTCCATAAGTTGCGGGACAACTATCAATAGGTTTAATATATTGAAATTTAGTTTTTTTTAGCTTTAATAATGTGTTTAACTCTTTTGTATATTCTTTTAAAAATTTATCAACATCATTCCCTTCTTTAGTTTGTTTTCCCTTTGGATTTATGTCAGTTCCCGCTCCGTGTGGTTCAAATCTCAAAACTTCTCTAGTATCAACTTTAATAATTACCATATTTGTATGGTTGGATAAATTAAGAGGGACTACCAAAACTTTTTCACCTTTCAAAATACATTTCGAGGCTTCATAAGCATATATATAAGGGGTTCCTGTATCTTCAGCCCCAAATTTCCATTTTTGTAATGCTTCAATAGGATATAAAGGACAACTCATTTTATATTTTTCATATAAATACATAATTAAAATAAATACTTGGTACCTATTTCCAGAATATGTTGGTTTTGCTTTCTCTCTTCCTTTTTTTTCTAATTCTCCAATAAACTTAAGATTTTCTTTAATTGTTTTCTCTTGTTCCTCCGCTTCTTTCTCTCCTTTTTCAAATGCTTCATTTGCTAGTCTTTCCTCCTCTGCCTCATCCTCTTCTTTACCGCTTCCAATTTTTCTAGTTCCTCTCATATCTTTGGGTTTTGGTTTAATTATTTCCTTTCTTTTTTCTTTCTCTGGTTTCTTCAATGCTTTCGTGTATTCTTCTTTTAATTCATCATCTAAATTAAAAGCCATAGCTTTATATTTTTTCGGTTCTGGTTTAACTGGATTAGGTATTTCTTTTAATCTTTTTTCTAATTCTTTCTCAGCGTCATCTTTTGGTTCTTCATCCTCTTTCTTTTCTGCTTCTTCATTCCATATCCCTTTATTTGATAAATCCATATTAACATTAAATAATTTTCTCATATATATACAAACCATAGGGTAGCTCGTTGTCATTTCTTTCGTTCCTTCTTTTTCATTATGATAATTAAACTCACTAGTTTTTTTAACTATAACGCTTGTCTCATCTGTTTTTAATGACCTTTTTATAAATTCCCTAAATGCTTTAAATGACTGATGTTTTTCATCTCGTTGATATCTATTTGATATAATCATACATAAAACTCCGCCGTCTTTTTCACCTGCTCCACTAGCATTTTTTAATAAATTATATGATTGTTCTACAAAATCAACATCAAATAAAGTTTTATCAACATAAGTAATAACATCATCTACTTTTTGAGTTGATACAACAACATCACCCTCTTTTTCTACTTCTGTCCGCTTACCTCTTATTTGTTTCTGTTGTAATCTTAAATTAAAAGGGGGATTTCCTAAAACATAATCATATTCATATCTACTTTCAAAAGTCATAAAATCAGTATTATAAACGAAAATATTATCCAATCCATTAAACAATAATTTTTGAAAATTATAAAAAACATTATGAAATTCATTGCTATCTATCATTAAATTATCTTTGTTAGGTGATACTTTTAATAAATGTGATATAACGCCCCCAATTCCACTCGTTGGCTCTAATACAAAAATTTTATTTCTTTTATCTTCTTTAATATTACTCATTTCAATAATTGTATTAATATTTTCACTTGATGTAAAATTAGCCTGAAAATTTGTAATTTGTTGTTTATCTATATTAAAATCTTCTAATATTTGGCTTAAATTTGCTCCATCATCAAATAATTTTTTCATTTTCCTAGCCACTTCTTTTTCATCATATTTATTTTTTGCGAGTTCTTGTAAATCTGGATTTCTATTTTCTTTAAATTTAATATCATTGGCGAAACGTTGTAATAATTTATCTGTTGCTTCTATTTTCTTACCATAATTTTTTTTATACATAGTTCTTTTTAATTCTATTTCTTTTTTTCTTGAAATATCTTTCCCTTCACTTTTTAATTTTTCTAATTCCAAATTATACTCTTGAACGAATTCATTATTTTCATTAGTTAAATAATTTTCAAATGATAATCTAGGCTCTAATAGTTTTTTTTCAAAATTGTTAATATCTTCCTGTTTGTTAAACATCATATCCCATATATAAGTATCACGACTAAAAAAACTTTTTCGTTCTAAAATAACCTCTTTTATATCAAAATATCTAGTTATTACCCTATGTTTATCTCTAACAACATTTAGAACAACTTGCTTCTCTCTTGGATATTCCAAAGTTTTAATATTATCATTCATAATTTTATTTGCTTCTTGTATCCATTCTTTTATTGTTTCTTGTTTTTTCTCTTCTCTCTTTTTTGTTTTTTCTTCTCGTTCTTTCTCTTGTTTTCTGTATTGTTTAAAATATTCTTGTTGTTTAGATACTAAATTTTCAGGACAATTAATAACTGTAAAATCATTATTTTCTAGCGGATTATTTTTATTTATAGGTTTTTTTTTACCACTTAATAAAGCACTAAATAATTTATCCATTGGGTTCATTTTAGCACCACTACCTAACATTTTATAATCTTCTGTATTAACACCAATTAAACAATATACATTAACTAATGATTTTTGTTTTTCCTTATGACTATCTAAACGTATAGCTCTAGCAATAATTTGCTCTGTAATAGCATAATTCCAATATGGTTGAATAAAAATAAAATTGTTTGTTTCCTTAAATGAAATACCTTCTTTAATTGCTTTAGAGAAAACCAATAATTGAATTTTATGAGTATTATATAATTTAATACCTGCTTGTTTTTGTCTTACATTTTCCGCACCTGTAATTTCAACCACATTATAACCTGCCTCACTTAATTTTTTCATTAATACAACGATAGCCTTTTCCATAAATTCAGCATATAGTAATGTTTTATCTTTTGGATTATCTTTAATAAATTTCAATATCCAATTACATTTTTTATTCATTCCACTATTTCGGCCTTCTTGATAATATGGGTCATCTTTTGAGTTATCCATACTCATTTTTGCCTCAATGGGTATAAAATGGTATTTTTTCCTTGGAAAATCTGGGTCATCATCTTTAAGCCTAAAAAATGAAATTAACCCTCCGTAATATCTATCAAATTGTTTCTCGTCGTTTCTTAATTGTAAAAGTTTATCTTTATCCATATTTATTAAAGGGGCTCTTTTATAACCGATACCAATTAAAGGCTCAATATCGTCTGGACTATTACAGAATAATGTTCCAGTCATCATTATCGTTCTCATAAAACTATTTTTATTTTTTAATAATAATTGTGCTACTTTACCGCCTACTAATGAATAATTACCAGTTTTGCTCCATTTTCTAGCTGATTTCTTTTCGCTTATTTCTTTAGTCACAAAATTTCTCAAATTATGGGCTTCATCAATAATTAATAAACTATTAGGTTTAATATCTACTTTGCTTAACATCATTTGCTGGTATGATATAAATTTATAAACATATTCACCCTCAAAATTTTTTCTTCTTGGGTCTAAACCTACCTCATACATTTTCATAATTGTATTTATAACTAAACTGGCGGGTAATAAAAAATAAACATAACTATTAGGATTTAAATTAATAAATTGTTCTCCGCAATTAATAGCGATTAATGTTTCACCACTTCCAACACCATAATATAAAATAACTAATTCATTTGTTGAAATACTCCAATCTTCAATAAATTTTTGTTGATATGGTCTAAATTTAAAATATTGGTTTTTATTTGCTTTTACTAAATCAAACGTTGAAATATCTTCATCGTATGGTATAACTTCGGGGTTTTGATGTTTAGCATCTTCTGCCTTAAAAATATCAATCCATCTATTTATATTTATATCAGTATAACCATCAACACTTTTTTTATTGTTTTCTCTTCTATCTCTTCTTTCTAATAAAGCAATTTTATATTTCCTAATTTCGTCAGCGGTTTTTTCAATGGTTTTATTTTTTTCTTCAATTTGGTCTTTTTGTTTTTTTACTAATTCTAATAATTGCTCTTTTGTTAAATTATCTAATAATTCAGTATTTTCTTCATTATGGTCTGCTCCACCTAATAAAAGTTTTGTAAGTTTATCAAACATATATATAATAAACTTATAAAATAAAATTAAAAAAAAATTTTTCTATTTATGCTATTTTAACAATTGAGACGGTTACATTACCTAATTGAACTGCTGACGAAAATGAATTAATGAATTGTAAATCAAAACTATGTGTTAAATTATCTGGTATAATTTGGAAGTGTTCGAAACTTATATTTCCTTGTGGTGCTGTATCATTGGGTAATACAAATCTTGAAACTTCTGCTCCGTCTAATCTTAACCTCATTGTTGTTTGTCCTGGTGTCCCCTGATAATAAGAAACTGAAATTATATAACCACCTTGAAGACCCGCCCCTGCTGGTGCTGTTATTGATGTTCCTGAAACGGCGAAAGGTGTATTTACTAATGCTCCTATCCCTGTTCCTGCTTGTGTAAGCGGTAAAATTGATGTTCCTACTCCTACACTTACATAAGTGCTACCCCATTTTGTTAAAAAAAGATTTGTTCCAAAATTGGTTGATACTAGTTTTTTTGTTGCGTCAGCTACTAACACTAATCCAGTTGTGGCACTTTCAACTTTAATATTTTGAACGTCTAAATTTTTATCATTCACATAATTTCCATTATCTAGATAATCCAGAAAAGAAGAACTCATTTATATATATAATATAATTACAAAATAATTTTTAGAATAATAATTATGAATAAAATAAATTATATTGTTTATTCAAATAACCAATGCTTACAACATCAAAATTAAAATTGTTTATGGAACTGCTTGTGTGTAAGCTTATAGACTGTATAGGGGCGGTAGTATATCCTGCTGAAGTATCACCTGCTGGTGCTAATACTTTATTAAATGGAATAGTCCATAAATCACTCCTAACATTCATAGGATTTAATTTAAATTTTGTTTGTCCTATTTCTTGAGCCCGTCCAAAATTTGAAGCTGTTGATGTTGTTATAGTATCTAATGCGTGAATTTTATAAAAATATCCTGTTTGGTTCATAACGGTCGCTGGATTTGAATAATTTATGCGTGTTCTGTAATAATTCGGGGCGGTCGCTGGATTAGTATAAATACTAAAATAAATGCTTCCTTCTGTGCTTATATTTGTTGTTGTGTTAAATCTTATTATAGCCCAAAAACTTTCTAAATCTTGAAAAGTTAAACCGCTTAAATCAACGGGTATATACCAACCTATTTTATTTGAATTTACTAAATTTTTTGTAAAATTCCAATAATTACCTGTTAATGATTGGACTGGGTCTATTGTTGTTGGGTCTAATCCTTTCCATTCTAATTTTTCCTGTTCTGTTAAATTAGTCCATACAATATTATAAACTGTGGAAGGCGACCAATTATTACAATTCATAGCTCTTAACATTGCTGGATTAGCATATGTTTCTAAAGCATCTGCTCTCTGTGATAAACCTAAAATTGAACTATTTATACCTGAAATTTGGCCGTCTATTGTGTTGATTTCATCTTGAATAAAATTCACTTCACTTCTTACGGGCATAATTTCATCATTTAAATAAATTAAATTAGCTGTTGTATCAAAATATAATTTATTACTTGTTATAGCTCCATTTTGTGAGTTGTCAGTAAATAATATTTGTTGGTTTGTTGTTGTTTCACCTGCTCCATTTATCCAAACATTAGGATTTCCTGCTGGTATATCGTCTATTTCTTGCTGTAATGTGTTAATATCGGTTTGTGTAGCCACTAATACATTATTTTGATAAATTATTTCGCTGTTAATCTCTTTCACATCAAAAAATTTATCATTTATATATTTGTTATCACCCAAATTTTTTTCAGTATGACAATTAACAAAGTCAATTATTGAAGAACTCATATTATATATATAATAAGTATATATAATAATTTTAATTAAAAATTTTTTATTTAAAGTAATGAATGTTTAAGCATTTTTTTAGAAGCCATAGCACCACCGCTTGGAGCCCCGCCTGAAGTTCCAAAACCAATAGCATTCATAGCACTGGTAGCCATATCATTACCTTTCAAATAATCTCTCACCTTACCTCTAAGCATTTGACCGGTTGAACTATCATAGAAAGCTTTAATATGAGGTAAAATGTGTTTAGCGTGTGAGATAATTTTAGATAAACCGCCATCAAATAAACCAGTTCCATTTAATTGGGGGTCTCTTAAGAAATCACTATGAACCATATTATTCATTTTGTGAGCGTTTATGGCATCTGCTTCGCTTAATGGACTGTAAGAGATGGCCGTTAAATTGGTATCAAAGGAGGCCAAAATATTATCATAGCACATAACCGTCATTAAATCATAAGTCTCACAGTTAGGGTCAAAATTTTCAACAGTTGCGAAAATTTGAAATTGAGTTCTATAAGAAACCATAGGAGCCAAATTTCGGCGGAGTGATATATTTCGGCCAAATTCTAGACGAATACACGCCCCAGAGGGGGTTATAGTTTTAGGTAAATAATCACCAGAACCATTAACAGCATTCAAACCAGATTGTAAAGGTAGGCCGTTAAAAATAGCATAGTTATCAACCAAACCATTTTCAGCACACATTTTATATAAATCAGGAGATTTAGAATTTGAGAGCAAAGTAGCACCATCAAAATTTACTTGGACGTTAGTTATACGTGTGAAATGGTCTGCCCGTTGAGAGCCGTCAATTGTTGATGTTGCGGGTGTTGAACCTCTATTAGCATACAACATTAAATTTTGAGTTGGTTTCAAAGCAAATAAAACGGCGGTTGGAATTCTTGAAACAGTAATAACTGGAGAACTTACAACGGTTGAAACGCCACCAGATGGAACATTAAAAGTTTGGGGTAATCTTTCAATTGTTTTAAGGGGGTAATAAACCAAATTAGGAACTGCGTCCATATTAGTAGAAACAGTAATATAACGAAATTCTGGTTGAAGTAATTGAACGTCTATATTTGTAATATTTAGAACGTTTCCACCGACACGATTACGAGCAAAACTGAAAAGCCTTTGTCCTAAAGCACCTGCGAAAAAGGTTAAATCCAAATTGAGACTAGTTAAATGAGATAAACCATAATCACCACCACCACCAGATAAATTAATATTTGATTTTAAGGGGGCTAATGGGATATAATCCTCTAATTGAATAATAAATTCAAAAGCGGTTGCGGAATTTTTAGAAACATTTAAGGGAACGGTATTTCTAGGCATACCATCCTCACAGCCAACATCTTTAAAACCGCCTAGGGGATTTCTAGGAGTTCCTGCTAAATCGTCGTTGTTAATAGTTTGGTCTATCCAAACGGGGGACAATTGAGAACGGTATTTTTCGGGGGCTACAGTGTTGTATCTTTCTAACATATCAACAACTGAGCCCAAAGTCATAGAATAAGATGAACCACCTAATGTTATTGTTGCGGTATTTACAATTTTACTTAAAGCATTAGAACGGGGGGCGAAACATCCATATTCATAAAGGGGGCGGTTTGCTTCTAACACGCCATTAGTATAAGAATTACCTGATACTTTGACGGAAAAAGATTGTCTCCATAAAATTTCTTTTTGAACTACATTGAATTCGTTAGGTATTTCTAATTTTACTGAAACTGCTGAATTGCTGAATGTGTTAGTTTGATTTAAATTAATTGCTAACAAATTAGAGGGTTTTTGAACTACAATTGCTGGAACGGTAAAATCCAATAAGCCTTCTCTTACTTCTATAATATTATCAGTTAAAGGTTGGGGAATGATATTAGACATATATATATATTATAAGTATAAAAAAATTTTAGATATATAAATTATATTTATTTGAATAAAATAAATATAATTAGAATTTTTTAAATTAATGTTGTTGATTTTGGGTAAAAGGCTAATTTTAAATCTAATGGTTGGCCTGTTGGAATAATTAAATCATAAGAAATATTATAATTTGAAATCCACGAGACACCAATTTGAAAATCTTTTAAATCTTGGTCTGTTGTTATGTCTATTAATCTAACTTGAGAAATGCTTGAGGTTTGATAGGTTATAAAATTATTATTATAGGCGAAATGGTCTATATCTACCTGTATATCTGTTAAAATAGGTCTTAAAGGCCTAATACCTGCTGAAACGGTATCGGGATTTAATGAACCATCACTTGTAAGTTGATTTAAATATTCTAATTTTGTTGGTATTCCATAATTAATAGTAAAAACGATTTTTGTTAAAGCATACCACATATTTAAAGATGATTTCCACGCTGTCATTGTTAATATATCATTGTTTAATGTATAGGCTCCGTCTAATTTTGAAACTGTATTTAAAATAATTAAATTTGGATTTCCTGCCCTTACATCTTCTGCGAAATATGTTCCTGCTATTTGTAATAAATCCTGTAATAAGCCATCAGTATAACTTTCAACTCTTGCCCGTTGTGTTTTTATTGGTGTTCCGTCTGGTTGGTATGTTGTTATAGGGTCTTGTAAGCAATAACGCTCATCAGCATTAAATGTAAATTTATTAGTTGTATTATCAAAAGAATAATAGGGGACATTATCCCATAATGTAGTATCAACACCTAAAGCATTACAACCAACCTTAAATTTACCCCACATATCTATTAAGGTTTGATTTACTGAACCTAATAAAGTTTGAACGTCATAAACAAAATAATATTGTCTATTTGTTGTAAAATCTTGCGTTCCGTTAATAACCGTTGGAATCACTCCGCCTCTTACTTCTGGTTGATAAATAACATTATCACTTAAACTAAAAATAATATTACCTGCTATATTTCTATAAGCTAATGAAATAACATACAATAATTTATTTGGGTTTGTGTTTATACTTCCATCTATATTAAATTTTGCTAATGGAACAATTAAGCGGGGAATACCTGCCACGGGTATTAATGCCCGTTGAACGCCTATAAAATAATCACTTGCTTTTCTTAAAAATGGTGCTTGGTTGAAAATTTCTAATGTGCTTGTTTGCTTATTAATATCGGCTGGTGTTGTTGTTGATTGATTATAACCTATTAATTGCTGTATATTGAAATACAAAGGGCTTTTATTGTTAGAATTCATTTTAATCTATATATTATTATAATAGATAAAAATTAAATGAAATTTGTTAATTGTAAAATTAACTCGTCATTTTTTTTAAAATTTTTTTTGCTAAATATATTTTGAAATTGTTCCATATTTAAATCATCTCTTAATAAAAAATAAATTACATACCTACCACATACTGATGAGTGATTTTGTTGAAATTGAAATTCGTTATATTCTATTTTATACGGTGAATTTAATAACAAATATGTTAATTGTTTAAAATCTTGTTTATATTTTTTCCTCTTATATGGGTCTATCTCTGCCAAATTATCATCAATAAAACGCCCATAACTATCAAATACATATATTGTATTTTTATTTTTGTCTTTTCTTAATCCTATATAATGCCCGTTCTTTACATTATTAGAAAAATCCCAAAAATAAAGAATTACTAATTTATTATATGGATACATTGCCTCATCTATTGTATCAAATTTTAAAAGCTCATCATAAGCTAAAACTTTTACTTTTCCATTTAAAGCTTTTACTAGTTCATTTCCATTTAATGCTATATCCATATTATTATAGAGTTAGATTTTTATAAAAAACGGGTTGGATTTCATAATATATATATATAATTTTATAATCCAACCCGTTCCGTATAAAAATGATAATGATTAAACAAATCAAAATTTTGTATTACCTTTATTCTTTAAAATTTGTTTCAATTTATTTGCTTTATCAATAATTTTTTTTTCTATAGTCTGGTAAGCTTCGGGGCTCTCTTTTGTTATTCTCTTACTGGGACGACATAAAGGATATAAATTATTTTGTTTGTTAGGGGTTCCACATTTTCTATAACCTACGATTTGCTTATCTCTTATGATTGGTTGATTTAAATCAACCCATTTCTCATTTAGCCACCTATCAACTTTTGATTTTGATTTTGGTTTATCATATAAGCCTCCTAATTCAGTATATTTTCGGCTTATCCACATAGAACGATAAATTCCCGTTGGACTTTTGAAAACTTTGTTTGCCATCTCTTTGACTTTATTATATAAATTTAAATCTAAGGGTTTAGACATTATTATATATATAATAAATTAATTTTTACCTAATATATAAATTTCCTGTTCGCCCATAATAACCATAGGGGACATATTGAATATACAAACCCAACGGCCTTTCATACTTAATATTTTTTTTATATTCTCCTTAGATATACCTAAATTTTTACTCATAGCGTTTTTATGTTGTATGCTTACACTATTTAAGAAAAACACAAATGAGGAACAACTCAACAACATAATTTTAGTTGTTTGGCCGTCAGTGGCACAATGAACCGTTTGAACTATACTAATCCCTTTTTTTCTGGCGTTTTGAATAGAACTATTCATTAGATGATACAATTTTTTTTTTAAAAAACCGTTTTCTCGTGTATTTTCTAAACAATCAATATCATCAAAAGCTAATAAACTATTATCTGGTATATCACTCCATTCTAATTCACTTTCTACAAACTGGTCTAATGGTATTCTTTTAACTAAATCATCTAATAATTTATCTTTATTGCTTTCACTCATTAAATAAATTTTATTATCCTTATATAATTTTTTATAGTTTTGTATATACTGCTTTAAATAATAGGATTTTCCCGCTCCTGCTTTGGCTGATATCATAACGATATTTGTTTGATTTGGTTCATTTGTTGGTAATTCTTCAAAATATTCGCCTTCACCTAATTTTATATGTGTTGTTATGTTATCCTGTTCTATTCCGTCTTTATGGTATGACATACAACAATTTTCACAACATTTTTTTTTTCCTTTACATTTTCCCTCGCATAGATTACAACATTTCTTTTTTTTATCATATAAATGAATAATTTTTCCGTTATTGCTTCCTTTTGATTTTATAATTGCTAATCTTTTACCTGTTTCAAAACTAAAACAAAAATCATTTTCCATTTGTTATTATTATATTATAATAACAAAAAAATATATTAAAATTTAAAATTTCACAAAAAAAATATATTAATATGTTATATCTTTTTTTTCTCTTCTCTTTCGTCTAAATTCCATTGATGGTTTAGTCATATCAATATCATCAAAATTATTTTTTGAAAAATTGGGTGCTCCGCATCCTTTAACAACTTCGTTATATTTAGGATGGTCTGGCATCATTATTTTTCTTCCGCCTTTTCTTTTACCTAAACCTATTGATTTTAAACCTTTAGATGCTAAAGCATAACCCGAATTATCACCTAATAAACCCGAAAATGGCTTCAGCATTGGCACATTGTCAAAAATTGGCTTTCCTATTGTTCCTAAAACGCTTCCTATAGTTCCAAACATATCACTTAAAAAACCTTTACCTTTTAGCCGTTTCTCTTTTAATTTTCTTAGTCTATCTCTTAATTTAGTTTTTCTTTTTCCTTCACCTTCTAAATCTCCAACAACATAAGGCATTTTTTCCATATCTTTAGGATATCGTGGCTTAGGTCTTCCTAATGGTATTTTCTTTTTAACTGCTTTCATTTCTTCATTGTGTCCGCTTCCCATATATTGATTAATTGCTAATATTGGTCTGCTTACTGTTTCCGCCATATCAGTTAAACCTGTATTACTAAAATAACCAACTGGAAAACCCATAACATTATAATTTCTCCCTGCTCCAAATTGATAAATCCCTTCATTTACACCACGTCCAACTTTATACATTCCTGTTTGATACATATATATAATTTAGGCTAGGAAATTAAATTATTAGAATGAATTTTATTAAATTGTTCGTTAATATAACCTTTAAGATGAATACACACATCTAAAATATTATCTATGTTATTTAATAAATGTTTGTAATTGCCGTCTGCTGTATTATCATCAACTAAATGAGGTATAGATTTTTTATTTAAATTTTTAAAATGTTTTTTGCTTTTATAGTGAGTATAAATATAATTAATTTTATGTTCTGTTCCACATTCTACACATTTTTTCGTTTTCATTGGTTTGTTATTAATAATAGAATTATTTTCTGTCATTTTGTATTATACTATATTATAAAATTTTTTTAATCTTTTTTTTGTTCTAATTTTTCAGTTTCTATTTCTTTATTCAATTTTTTATTTTCTTCGTGTAATTCGCCCACTATTTGCTTTAGCCATAAATCTAACCCAACTAATTTCTGCGTTAATTTATAATTTTCTGCTTTTAATTTTCCTATCATAATTAATAATTCATCTTTATCTTTATCATAATGTTTAAATACTTCTTCTTCATCTAATTGAATATCAATTTCTTCGGGTTTAATTTGTTCTATAAATAGTTTTTCAATAAATTCACACATTAAAATATATATTATAATTAGAAATTTATTTTTAAAAATAAATTATTTTTATATTATTTTTTCTATAGTTATTATATATGAAAAAGGTTGTTGTTTCAAAACAAGACATTAAAGAATTAACAAAAATGAAAAATTATGACGTTCAATATAGTGATGACGTTATAGAGGCTATAAATATGGTGTCTTATATGCCTTCTAATGTTATACAATTTGGTAGTTCAATTTTTTCAAATCTTCTATATGCTGGTGATATTGATTTATATGAACCAATTGCGGACGTTGATGATATCCCGCTGGTTATGAAATCAATTGTTGATAAAATAACAACACAACAAGATTACGGGAAAAAATATATATTAGGTGATATTAAAGCGGGTTTAAAACGAGAATATGCCCCCTTACACGAACATATAGGCGTTTTAAAAGATGGTAAAATATTAGGTTATCAACCTGAATTATTTGAATTATTCAGTAGGAAATATAGTGATTTAGGTTTTACAGAAATACCACAATTAACAGATAAAAATATAATTGAAAAATGGTTATTATTACATAGAGAATTACATTTAGCAAGTGTTATAAGATGGTCGCCAAATGAGATAAGTAATTTATACAAAACAGAAAACGGTTTTAATATGTTAAATTTAAAAAATGCCGTGAGATATAGTGAATTAGATAAAATAGATTTATATTTTTTTTGTGAGAGTAAAAGTAAATTTGTAGAAATTACAAATTTATTATATGAAACACCAAAAACACAAAAAATTATACAATATGAAATAGGGTTAAACGGTTTAGGATATTATTATTTACAACCACAAAACATATTAAAATATTTGAAACGTTATTATTCTTATGAGAGAATGAATAAAAATTATAAATTTATGAAAGTAGTTAGTGAATTTTTAGAAGGTAATATTAATTTGTTAAATAGTTGTAATACTGATTTAAAAGTTTTAACAACTATGTTAGAATTTGGTTATAGTGTTAATAGTAATTTAAATTATATACACGCTCATATTAATTCTATAATTAGCAGATTACAAAATGTTTATGAGATAGATATATCTAATCAAGTTTTCCAAGATATTAAAAGCGTGATAGATATGAGAGATGCCGAAACAATAATAAACACTATAAGCCCTATTAGCGAGTTTATTATGATAAGAGTAAATGAAGCAACATTAAAATTTATTAATGAGAATAAAATTCCAATATTACATTTATAAATATTCTAAAATTTTTATATATACATATTATATATATAAAAATGAGTTTTCCGCCTTTGCCTAGTGGATTTAATACCTATTATAATACAGGATACAAACGATTTTGGGGAAGTGGAGGCTTTCCGTATGTAGAAAATGATTTTACCGGTGGTTCAATAGTTCAATATCCAAGTGATGACGAAGTAAGGGCTTTACCAGTTATGGATTTACAAAATATAGCCCCTAAAAAAGGTGGTAGAAAGAAAAAGAAAAAAGAAAGTGAAAAAGCAAATATTGAAGATTTAGAAGGTGGCAAACGAAGAAGAGGAAAGAAAAAAGCCAGTAAAAAAACAGATTGTGAATGTGATGAAATGGAAGGCGGGGGCAAATCAGGAGGTAAGAAAAAAATTAGTGTTAAGGATGTTATGAATTATAAAGTTAAAAATAATGTTAGTCTTAAAGAGGCTTGGGCTCATTT